GAAGTGCAGAAACCACTGTCTCATCAAAGTTCCAGATGAACAAAGATTTCAAACATGGGTGAGAGAACTTCTGAAGTGCCTCTACTTTTTTAGCAACAGACCTTTGCTTTGAGACCACATCAAAGATCTCAAAAACAAAAGGATTTGCAGGCAAATCAGGAATTACTTGGGGTGCTCTAGATGTTTTTGCCTTGGTAGTAGTGGTCTTTTTTCTACTCGTTGTCGTCGTTTTCTTCGCTGTCGTCATAATAGTTTTCAAAATTGAATGCAATAACCTCGTCTGGAATTAAATTTCCATGCTCATCAAACATTTCAGGGTGAGGTCTAGGTACTTCCCGATAGTTCATCATATATTCTCTAGCAGTCCAACCTCCAATTAGTCCCACTACAAGAAACAGGATGGTCAAGAATGAACCGAAGACTAAACTTACTGCTAACATTGTTCTTACCTCTGGGAACTAACTTTTTTTCCTTGACTTAAAGGAAAACTCAAAATAGATAGTTACTTCCCGTTTGAAGAAGCAAACCATCTTTTCAAATATAATATGAAATGGTTGTGATTGCTTCTTCCCTCCATTAAGAATAAGTTCAACCCCGCGATTAACTTCACGGTTCTTAATTTTATTTATATCTGGATCAGATAACTTTCTCTTCTCTGAGAAACTGAATGGTGTCAACGCATCCTCCTAACTTTCGATCATCACAAAGAACTTGTGGGAAGGTAGAACCCTCACCAAAGGTATCATAGAATTCTTCCCGCGTAAAGTCCCTGTCGAGTTTGTACTCAACGAATTTTTTACCAGTCATTTCCAATACCTGCATCACCTTATAGCAATACGGGCATCCGTTTTTTGAGTATACTAGAAAATTCATACCAAATTAGATACTGTCAGTATTATAGCACATCATCTGATAAAGATGAAAAGTGCATGGTTCCAACCATTATCAACTCTAGTAGCGTTTTGTGCTACGTTACTAGTATTAGCATCATACCACGCTGGTCCATTACCATCATCATAACCAACTAATGCTGATGAATCAGTATCTTGTCCAGAATAAGCAACAGTAGCAGATACGCTCCATTTAGCATCATTAGCGCCGTGATATTGCCACATACTTGATCCTGGTGCTGAAAAATATCCAGGTTTACAATAAGTTGCTAAAGTAGTAGATGGATCAGATATTCTATGATGAATATATCCAGTGTTAGTCCATCTTCCTCTACCATCTCTAGCACCAGCACACGTCATTCCTCGTTTTGGACCAGATGTTACATTTCCAAACTCAACATTACTTGTGCTAGTATAATCTGTTTGATTTGTTAGAAATCTAATTAGGTTTTGATTACTTGGTACCTGATAAATCCAATCAGTAGATCTATTTGACATCCAATCAGAAGTATTACTACACCCAATCACTCTTACTTCAGAGGTAATATATGTTCCAAAGTCAGCTGACCACCTAGTATTACCATTTTGAGTAACATCAATCATAGATCTTACTGATGTCATATTAGTTGTAACGTTGCTCTTGGCGTCAGCAGCGTAACGACCAACAAGCATCCATCCATAATCTCCACCCTGTGAAGATCCGCTAGTGAACATACAATAAACTTGTTGCGTTCCACCATCAGGAGTGCTGATGTAATAAACACCATTGGTTGTGACTCCATTAACTCTAAGTGCTTCGGCACTTGTTGCAGGATTATCTATAGTTCCGAGAGCAGCACCAGCAGCAGCATTTTCCCATCCATTTGTAGCACCAGTATATATTCTTAGTTCATCGTTAGTAATATTATAATATGCTGTACCAACAGCAGTGTTAATACCACTTAGATTTGCTGTTGCAGTGGGAAATTTTATACTACTACCACTTGCTTCAAAAGTACTACTACCAGCACCAACTATAACAGGCATTTTTATACAGTCTTTTCAGGTATTTATTATTTAATCCACCACCACATATCAACACCACTCAAGTTAGTGTTAGCAGCACCACCACCCGATGCTCCATTTTGAGTTGCCCATACGTTTTGATCATCATATCCTATCTTTACAGCAAGATTAGAATCAACGTCTTGTCCTGCTTTATCATATCCTGAAGCAGGATTTTGTTGTAAGATAGCAAGAGTACCATCACCATCAACAGTACCAGTATTAGCAGCATAGTTTCTATCACTAGCTCTGCCTACGTGATACATTGCAAACTTAGATCCATTAGTGCTTAATGCTCCCCACATATCAAACATTCCTGCTAATGGTGATTCACTAGCTTCACCCTGAACACTGTAAAAGTATCCTTCAGCAGCATCTTCATATCCAGCATTATTATTTCCATAGTCGGTTAAACACGCATGTTTTTGTGCTACTGAATAACTATCTCTTAAATTATATGCATGATCAAATTTATGTAAACTTTGACGTTTTCTATTTGCTTCTGTAGTTCCAGGAGTATTAGCACCTACTACGTTAGTCACATAAAATCTCTGTCCCGAAGTCCATCCACCTACTGGCGCCCATACCTTTTTCCACTGTAAGGTTTTGTCCCAATCGAAATACCAGTCAGCAGCATTATTATTACCACTTAAAGAAGATCCAAGATTAGTTCCATTATCAACGTTAGCATTAACAGTTATCCTGAATCTTCTCACACTAGCATCATAAAAATTAGCAGATATATTATATCCACTGTGATTATTATGAATATCTCCTGTTGACGTAGTTACGTTAACACCGTTACCGCCCCAGTTTTGAGCTTCGTCAAAATGAGCAACTAACATCCAACCACTATCACCATTTTCATCTTGTGTATCAAAATCACACCACACTTGTTTAACACCACCACTTGTGCTAATCCACTTCAAACTCTTACCACTAGTTACAATACCAGCATCGTATAAAGACTTAGCGGAGTATGCTGGAGACGATGAACTAGATCCATCACCAGTGTATGGATGATAATAACCTGCTATTGTTGTACTTAATGCAACCCAACTACTACTGGCGGCGTACCGTTTTAATTTTCCATTAGTAGAATTAAAATATATCTCACCTTGAGCAGTTCCAACACCAACTGGATCACTTGGAGATACTGGAAAAATTATTCTATCATCAAGAAATTGAGTTGTTCCTGCGACACCAACACGAATCGGCATAACTCAAACCTCCGTCAAATTAAACTTATATTTTTTACCTGTTCTTCGATTGATTAAGAAGAGGTCGTCCTCTCCCTCTTGAATTACATAACTTCCCCAGGTTCCATCTACATCATTTGTAGAACCTTCGTTGGAAAGATTAAGGTCACCAGTGTATAGGTTAGCAAAACGCTTGGAAGAAGAACCCAAATCTTGTGTGTTGTCTGCTCCTGGAAGAATATTACCAGTATTATCAATTTGTACTAATGCATTAGCTGAGTTTGTCCTCCTCACTTCAAGGTATCCAGTGCCACTTCTAGATGCCTTTCCTATAACATAATCCCAACTGGACGGAGAACCAAATTTTATACCAGAAAATATATTAGCATCACTATTCGTAGCACCTTCTGCTCGTATTGTAAGAATGGCACCATCGTGTGTAGCCTTATTTGCATTAATGTAAACTGGTCCTTCTCCAGTTATATCAGTAGTATCAATGGTTAATTTAGTATTAGTACCGTAAATACTAGTACTAATAGTAGTTCCAATACCAACCGAACCATCAATCTCTAAACTATCAACAGCAGTAACAGCAGTATCAATGGTTGTAGTTGTTCCCTGAACGTTCAAGTTCTGAACATTCAGAGTATCAGTATCAGAATTATAAGTTAGAACAGAGTCAGTAGCAGATTGAGTCATCGTGCCAGAAGTCTGACTCGTCAATACAACTCTTTGAGTTCCAGAACCTGCCGAAAGTGATGATCCAGCATTTGTAATATTGGTACCATCACCAGAGAATGCTGTAGCAGTTAATGTTCCAGTAACTGTAGCACCAGTATTAGTTGCTTGAACTTTTATATCACTACCATTCTTCAGAGAACTGGCATCAATTCCACTTAATTGAGAACCATCTCCTTTAAATTGAGTTGCAGTTACAACACCAGAAACAGAGAAACCTTCGGCAACACCATTAGGGAACTTAGGTCCACCAGATCCTGCTCTGTTTACAAGTTGGTCAGCTCTTATTCTGGACATCGATTATCTTATGCCTTTATAGTTGTATTTAGCGGATTATCAGTTCTTCTTAAGTAGAGCCCAGTTCATTACCAACTGATATCCATTAGAAGCATTAAAGTTAGTACCACGAAGTCTCCAGTATCTATATTCTGGTCCTGGTCTTATAGCTATCCATTTACCAACATCGTTAATAGTGTTGTCATACGTATGACTTCCACTATTGTATTGAAGATATCCTCTCCCATATTCACTTGCTGAATTATCATGATTATGATTCTGCCACTCTGCTACCCTTGTCCAGTCAGAATTATTATTTGACGCTTCGATACGATTAAATTGAGACCAATGGTCCCCACCAGGATATCCTATTACAAAAGTATAATTGAATGCAGTTTTATTACCAGAACCCAAATCAACAGAAATCCAACCATCATTTAGTTGTTGTTGGAAACCATAACTCTGCCAACTAGACGTAGAAGTACGACTAACAGCATCTGCTAGGTTAGAAGGACTTCCACCCAAACCACTGGAGCCGTTGCGATCCCAGGTGAAATTCGTAGCATTACCAAGAGGTCCAGTTGGTGTTAGATAGTTTGTATAGTTTGTATGATTTCCTACAGCACCATACTCCAAATAAACAAATAATTTGTCACCAGTAGAACTACCACCACTACCAGTAAAGGGGTCATGTAAATTCATAATTCCACCATGGTTACTGGTAGCATCAATGTTTCCCCAAAACATACCTTGTGACCAAACATTAGTAGAATATCCTAATGTTGGAATATCATGAGTCTCGCCACCATTATTATTATGTTGGAACACCATTGATTTTGGAGTTCCGTCTGTTCCCCATCTTGAAGATCCCCAACGAGGTCCTGATGCATCTCTAGCTGGAGATCCGCCTGTTGGCATTACCCAATTTGATGAGCTGTTGCAAAGAGTTGCTAAAACATCTCTACTATTTTGATCATTGTCAAAAGTCCATACATGACCTCTATTTTCACTAGCACAGTACATTCTTGTCCAATTAGGATCAATATCAGAATACCTAGTGCATTGAACACCAGTACCACTCTCTACAACTGAACCAAAATCCTGGAAAGTTGGACTTAGCACAGTTCCTTGGTCATCCATTCTCCAAACCAAATATATTCCGTCCTCCGGAGGACCACCACCACTACCTGCTAAGAAACCAAGACCTCCACCAGAACCTTGTAGTCCAAGAAGAGGTGCTTCTTTTTTATGAAAATTGTACATTATATTCTCCTATCAAGCGTAGTTGGTCATAGCACCATACACTTCGTATGCGTTGGTAGCAGTTCCAATTTTTAAAACTGTGAATGTATAAACGTCTTGTCCAGAAGCACTAGCACTAGGTGCTGAACCACCAGACCATTTTATTGCTGTAGCAGGTGCAACTCCATCAATATTAAATCCACTGATATAACCAGAGTTATTAGGTGTGCATATAACAGTGAATGATAATGCCTCACCATTAGCGAGAGTGCTATGAATTCCAGTAATGTTAAGTGCGTTAGCACCACTCTCATTACCAGTAAACCTTATGATGTTTCCACTTTGTATTGCGTGGGTACCAGAAGACATTGTGGTACCAGTATTATTAAACTTTTCAGCAAGTCCTGCCTTGAAAATTGCTGTTCCTGTCGAAGTTATACCAAGTCTTTCTGTGCCTGCGGTATAAAACTGTATATTGGCGCTTTCTCTTTGTATTACATTAACATTACTACTACTACCATCAATACTCAAAGTAAATCCGTCACTAGCAGTTGCGCCAGTTGCAGCAGTAGTCATATGAAGTCTGACTGGCTGACTGGAAGCACTCTCCGCAATATGAAGTGCCGTAGATCCAGGAGCAATTGGATTAGCAGTTCCTACACCCAAATTACCCAAACCAGTAATCTGCCCATCAACCGCTAAACTATCTACTGAAGTAACGGCAGTATCAATCGTGGTTGTAGTTCCCTGAACTGTCAGGTTACCACTGAAAGTAGCATCAGTACCAGTTACAGTTCCAACTGTAATGTTTGGAGTACCAGTAAGTCCTTGTGCGTTCGTAGCAACAGTAGCAGTATTCGCTAAAGTAGCAGTGCTTGCTGTACCAGTTACATTACCAGTTAATGCACCAGTAAGACCATTAGGAAAATCAGGAGCACCCGTGCCCGCTCTATCACGAATACTATCAGCTCTGAGTATAGACATTAACTACGACCAACTTTTAATTGTATTTATATGCCTGGTGTGTTGATAACCAACTCGCAATCAGGACCGAGTATCAAACTCTTCGTAGCAGCAACAACAACCGATTTACGCTTTGTAGTTACAGTAGAAGTAGTAGAACCTGCAAGTGTTGTATCAGTGCTCACATCAAGAACGTGTTGGATCTCAATAAATCCAGTGTTAGCAGTTAGTGGACTTTCATCATTGATAGCAGAACTTCCACTTAATTGAATACCAAATGGGAATGATGGTGGTCCATTACCTGCTTTGTTAGTAATGTTATCAGCACGAACTCTACCACCATTACCAGGAAGAGGAACAGAGTCTGTTCCAATACCTAATACATCAGTAATAAATTCATCACCATCAGCAACAATAAAGTCAGCACCATCTTCTACAGCAAGATCAGAGTGGTGAGTATAACCAACATTAC